ATTCATCATTTGCCAATTTATCTGGGATTCGTTGCTTAGGATTATAAGTACAAGTACCAATAGAAACGCCGTATGGAGGATCTGTACAAATCAGCATCGGCTTCTCCCCACCCATCAACCGCTCCACATCCTCTTTCTTCGTGGCGTCGCCGCAGAGCAGACGGTGATCGCCGAGCTGGTAGAGGTCGCCGAGCTTGGACTTGGCGACTTCCGGCACCGGCGGCACTTCGTCTGCCTTATCGTCATCGTCCATGTAGTCAGCAAGAATGGAGCTCAATTCGACATCGTCAAATCCGAGAGTCGATAAATCGAAATCGTCTTCCTGCTTAAGTTCAAACACAATCTCGCCGAGCAAGGCATTATCCCAATCGGCAATCTCTGCCGTCTTATTGTCTGCGATTGAATAGCCGGTGAACTTCGAGCCAATCAATCCGGGCACTCGGATGACCGGGACTTCTTTCAACCCAAGTTTGATAGCTGCCTTCAATCGAGTATGTCCGGCCGCGATCTTGAGATCACCGTCGGTTATAATCGGATTGTTGAATCCGTAGGCCTGAATCGACCGAGCCACAGCATCAACTGCCTTGTCGTTGATTCGCGGATTCCGTTCGTTCGGCCTCAGTTTATCGATGGGAATCTGTTCGATCTTCAGTGTCGACTTGTCGAAAGGCTTCTTAGATTTATCTGCCTTGCTCATTTCAACCTCATGTGCCTTCGCAAGTCTTCCCTGAATCTCGAAATCCACGAGAATACCGTGCCCGCTTTCGTCTCGAATCGCTCTGCGATCTCCTCTGCCGTCTTGCCATCATAGACATCTGCGATCACCATGCTCATCGAAACTCCTTGCGTTGGTGAGTACTGATTCAGGAAGTCAATCGCCTTGAGTATTCGCGATTCGATCTCGCGGTTGGTATTCAGCCAATTTGTGAATGATACGTCGTCCATTTTGTAGCCGATGACATCATGCTCATTGTTCGTCCAGTCGAAGAGAATCTTTTCGCGACATTGCGATTTCCGGAAGTCAGTCGTCGCGTGCTGTGTCGCTCGCTTGATGTAACCGGCGAGCGATTGGCAGTCGGGGAGCTTTGCGCTGATCGACCGTCTGAACAGCCGGAGATACACGTCCTGCCTGATGTCTAGAGCATCATCGATGCTGCTCACTCCCGATAGCCGGATGCAATCGAGAATGAAGTTGCCGTACTGCCGATGAATGGCTGCGAGATTATAGCCTCGAAGAGTCTTGATCGGTTCAATCGTCAATGGTCTGACCTTCAGAGTTGCTATTATCCCGTTTCATTACGTTCATCCAAACGTAGGTAAGTCCGAAAAGCGCAAGCATGGTGATCAGAGCGTCCTCGGCGGATGTATTATCATCTCGGAACTTGCGCACCAGCCGTTCCATGTAATTGTTCAATTCGTCATCGGATTGTAGGCGAATGAAAGTGTCAATTGACGTCTCCCACTGATCGAGCTTGTGCTGCAAGAACATCGGCACTTCTGAGTTATTCATTTGATTCCTCCAGGATTTCATGTCTCTGAAACCCACGATCACACCGGAAACATCGCCACCAATCATCGAATACGAAAGAGACTTCGCCGCCGCAATACGGACAGAGCAAATTCTCGTTGATTTGGATCGGCTCCAGCTCGGCGTATTCAGCATCCTCATTCATTATGTTCTTCCACAACTTCAAATTCTGCCTCGATGGTCTTCTGTTTCGCTTGAATAGCATCCATGACCGCCGCCTCCAGCACTCTAAGCTGATCCAGCGGCCAGTGTTGAAGCCCAAGAATCGCAATCCCGAATTCCGCCCACAGCGCGATGAACGTATCATTGAGAAGTTCCGGAGTGATTTCGGAACCGCTGAATAAACGTCCGATGTAGATGTTTGTGCCTGACGCCGCTCTCGCCTCTCGTTCGGCTTCGGCGTCCATCTCATAGCGAATATCGCGGAGCAATCGCCGGACATTCTGAATGATGTCCGTGATCGTAATGTCCAGATCAGCCTCATTGTATTTGCCGCGCTCCTTCACGATGCTCTTGAGAAGGATAATCATCTCCTGAAGTGCTTCAACACGGCCCTTAGTCATGGCGTATGGAATGCCCTTCCATTCAGTGAGCCATGTTTGATGAGCCTGCTCGATTTCCGTGCGCCTGATCCGTCCGCATTTCATTTGAAACTGTTTTTGCGATTGGCGTTCAGGATTCAAACCTTCGAACTCATGCTTAGAAGCAAAATCAGGACTGGTAATATCTTTGTAGATGGCTGCCTTCGTACGGTAAGCACCGAGTTGTTGCACGATATAATCTCGCAATTGTTCAGACCATTCGCGAGAATAGCCTTGATTGCGCGTCGGTAATCGCCCCGGATGCTTTCTTCTGCCTGTCATCGATCACCAATTCCTCGTTACGAACTTTCCCTGCTGCTCGAATGACCACTTCTGAAGATCGGCGGTTTCGCTGTTCTGAATCGCCTGCATGATCCGCCAATACTGGGGGATGCGGCGTTCGAGCGTGTGATACATCAGCACATCGTCTTGACCGGCTCGCGCGATCTCCTCCCGTTTGCTCTCGTTCTCTGGTGCAAGCCAGAAGCGAATCTTCGTCTCAAGCTCCTCATAAGAATCATTGTAGGTCACGCAATGAATACCTTCCTGCCAGAGCAGTTCCATTTGATTGACGTAGTGGTTGAGGAAGAAACATCCGCTGCCCATCGCGTTGTATGCTCGATTTGAAGTAATAAACGGATCATTTCTCACAAATTGCCGCCATTGGATATTGATCGCCATTTTTGACTGGGCGTAGACTTCGGCCATGTCGTAGCCGCGCACATCATATCTATTTGATCGCAAATCGATCTTGTTAAACCAACATCTAAATCGCCTGTTGAGTTTGATTATCCACTCTCTGCGTCGTCCGTCCCTGCCCCCTATGAAGCATAGATCATATATCGGTTTACTGGGATCGAGTCGCCGAGGCAGCCGTCCATCTCGTCTACAACGTTCGACATCGAAGTATTGAGGAATCCATAGAACATGCTTAGCATGATTTCTGAAACTCTGTGCATTGTGGAGCATAGCGAAAAATACTACATCCGCCTTATCTTTTAGCTCGTTCCACATCCTTATTCTGTCGGCTGTCATTTGGTCGTGATACGGCCAGGCCTGATTGATCCCACGCATTTTTATCAAGTCATAATACTCGTTGAGTCGTGTGCTCAACTTAACATAGTTGAAAATCCAATGAGGCTTCTGCTTCTTGGAAATCAGGTCGTCCACATAGTGAATCATGCTATCAGGGTTTCCACGACTCACGATCATATCTACATTTAAGCCTTGCCGTTTCGCCTCACGGTAAACATGCGGCCCTGCGAATCTCTCCTGCTCTCCGCATGCCCAGATCAGAACTCGCAGATCGTGGATGTCGTCGATGCGGTCGGTCATTTTCTCCATCGCTCTTTGGCCACCATGATGAAAAAAATAGCCGCAATGATTACTGCCAATGACGCGATCAGTTTCATTATCATTGCGAGATTCTCAAGATTCATTCTGTGCTCCTCTTCAGCATCTCAACTGTCGCTTCATTCATCCATTCAAGCGGCGGCTGCCAGTGTTTGGAGTTCTTTCCACTATTTGACCCGCGCAACCATAAGCGAGTGCCGTTCCCTATATGAAATATGTGACCACGAGTCAAAATTCTCAATGGAAAATACACTGCGAATCAGTTCCTCATATCTCGTGACACTCCTGAAACAGATATGTGCCTTGTTGGGATTTTCCGAAGTGTTCTCGTATAGACAAAGAGTAAGCGGTCGACCCCGGATAGACTGCTTAACCGATTTGAATATGGCTACAACAGACGCGTCGTCATTGTGCTGCAAGACCGTTGACGTGAAAAAACAGTCATATACAAAATCAATATCTTCTATCAATGGCTTGCCAAGTAGTTTGTATTCGTAACCCGGATTCCGTGTTTTTGCAAGTTCGATCAGATTTGAACAGATGTCGACACCCAGATATTTCGCCGAATCGAATAATGAACTGCAACGACCTATACCACAGCCGAAGTCGAGTGTCCGATACGTGAATGGCATTCGATGCTGCATAAAAGCAAAGCGTTCCTGATAGATGTTATCTTGCTCTCTTAAAGATGAACCATAGGGGCCGACAGTACACGCGTCTTGTTTGGATGATCTATCATCCCAATATCGTCTGATTTCATCTTGAGATAATCCATTCCCTCGAACTTCTGATCGTTTCAGTATGTCCAATGTTGCATCCTGCATCCATTCGAGAGGCGGAGTGAATGATTCGCGTTTGGCCTTGAGGACAATATCCGCCGGTTTCGTGCGAGTCTCAACGTTGAATGGATTCCAATGCCTTTCAACACGGACTGCGCTTTCGGATGATTGTTGCCATGCAATCACCGGCAACTTACAAAGCGCCGCATAATGTGTCGGCCCTGATTGCGAACCAATCAGGAGTCGACTGCTTGCCATTATATCCGCCAACTCCGCAAGTGATTTGTCTCGATAATCTAATCCGGCAGATATGTGAGTCGAGCTTTGTGATAATCCTATCGATGCAATCGAATACCCTTGACTGCTTGCCCATTGACCATATAGATCAGCATCAGGTTGTTTCCAATTGCGGTAAGATGATCCATAGTGATGAGCATTGCGAGCGTGAATCAGAATGTCAGTTTTCAATGTGTCATGTTTTTGTCCAAGGGCTTTGAATATCTGCCTGTTCCATGCAGATGAGTTTTTCCACCACCACGATTTGAATGCATTGAACGGAATGAAATCTGTAAATTCGCCGGCACTCTTATAGTAATTGACCGTCTGATTTGGATCGAAGCCTCTATTCATCCATTCGTTCACATTATCCACGGGAATATCAATCTCGATAACCTCATCGGCGAAATCCGCATATAGAATCGAATGGCCTTTTCTGCAAATGACGGTCATCGAATCATAGTCGGATCGGCGCTTGCGGAGAAAGCCTTGCCAACAAAAAAGCTCCCAACCGAATTCACCGATGAAGGGGCCTGCGAGACATTTTCTCATTAGTGATCGTCCTCTCATCTACCATTTCCAGCGGCGGGGATTAGGCCCCCGCCGCATCGGTCCGCATCTGAGAAGCGAGAGGAGGAAGAAAAGAGGAAATTCTCTCCGCACCGCTGAGCGAAACTTTCCAAAACTCAGCGGTGCGGTTGACCCCGAGACCTGCGGGTTGAATCTCGGAGACATGCTGCGAAACCCCACTCACCGGACATAAGCCGCTAAGGACGAGTGGGAAATTCAAGGCGGCAGACTTCCGGGGGATATTGCGCAATATCCTGGGACTCGAACCCATGCCCAAGCTATACCGTCTGCCACCACCCAAATTCAAGGCAAGCGAGAGGCCGGATTCCAACCGACCGGTGAGGCCTTCGGCACTACTGGATTGCCGCCCCATCTTGTCAGTTATTCCTTCCCAGTAATTTAAGAGCATGCCGCGAATTATGCCGCTCTCGCTTGCCATGTCAGTCATCTATCTTCCACTCGGAGAACAGCTTTTCACGATAAGCATTGCATTCATGTTGATTATGTGTCATCTTGTAAACTCCTCTGATTGCCATATCAGTTAACCTTTGATTCTCGCTCCACATTCAGTGCACTCATCGTTGACTATCGACATCAGATCACATGAAGGGCATTTCTTCAAGACGACGGGAGACATTTCAATCTTCTCGACCCCGATTTCTACCGGTTCACAATTCAGGTAGGTCACAAAACCGGTAATCCTGACATTTTTGCCGACTGCATTAAGCAACTGCCAACGCCGTACGCCATACGGCATGCAGCGAATGCCTGTTTTGCCCCCTTGAGGCTTGGTAATGTAAATGTTTCTACTGCTGATCTGAAAGAGTCGGCCTTCAATCGTTATATTCTTTTTGTGAGTTATCATATTATCTCCGTTCGTCATTCAAGGCAAGCGAGAGGCGGGATTCCCCACCCGTTATTGCTCCGAGAGAACGTGAAAACGTGCTGTAATCACCGTCTCTCCCATTATGTGATGTCGAGGCCTTCTCATAATTAGATACTGGCAGACATCTCAAACCCGCCATAGTCGTCACTATAGCTCTCTCGCTTGCCATATCAGTCATCTACTATTTTCCAGTAAAAACAGATTTTGTCATCAAAGGCTTCTTGGACGTATTCGTTAATCAGAGTTTCGCGCTCTTGTTCCGTTAGTCCCTCAAACTCACCATCATCAATTGTCAGATAACGATCCATGGCCCCTACTTCATCTACAGACCAACAAATTCTCATGCTGCATTCTCCCAATTTCAGCGGCGGGGATTAGGCCCCCGCCGCCTTCTAACCCACCAGCAACTAGGAGGTAACCACCCCTTTCGGGGAAATCAACGGCGGGAGCCGATGCGGCAGCAAAGGGGGCTACAAAACCACCACACCGGACATCCCGCACAGAGACTATAGCCGGTCGAATTTGTGCCGGCGGTCTGCCCCTCGACCGCCAGCATCCCTGACCCCGCGCCTGGGAAGTGACATCCCTATCGCCTAATAACATCCGTCGCTGTTGCCTTCTGTTGATCGACCCAATCCATATATACCTGGGGCTGTCTGACAATAGACGCAATCGCCTGCGAGGGTGATTGCCCGAATGCCTGTCCGTAGGTCTCAATTGCCTGCCAGTCCTCATCCTCAAGCGAAATGCTACGTGCCGTTTTGCTCACCAGTCCTCCTATCGTCTGGTGCGAAAGATAACGATATTTCGATACGTGTCAAGAAAAATCTTGACAAATCAACAGGAATCGGTATATTGTGGCGATTGAATTCTAAGATGGAATAGGAGCACTTTATGATCTTCGAGACCGAGAAGGAAGCAATGGAGTGGCTGGAGCGCAACAAGATTCATTTTAGCTCAACTAAGAGCGCCTTCAAATTTGAGGTGGAAAGTGCAGTTTATCTCAAGCCCGAATTCGCCAAAACCGTGAAGTCGCATCTTGATGACGAAAAGGACATTGACCTGCAGAAAGCATTGAGCAAGAATCCTGAGACCTTTCTGGATGCGGTCAACATGTTCGCCGAAAGCTTCTTTCCTGACAAGCTGAAACGATAATTCAATATCTGAGCACAATGTCCGAATTTCGCACATATCTCGCTCAGGTTGAACGCAAGAAGCGAAGTTGATCTCTTTGTGTGGCCATCTTCACAAGGCCAAAGCTGATATGTTGATTGATAATGACTTACGAGGAGATGATCGCGCAGGATCGACGAAGGATACGGGGTATTGCCAACACTATGTAGCCCGAATCCAATACTTTTTCCGACTTTTCGCCGTCTTGGGCAAGCGCTTAAATATGCAACTGGCAACGTCACAAGCACTTACGCTGTTTCTGGCTGTCTGGCACAAGTCTTGCAATATATAACGGCAGAATGAACAAGGTAACCAGAAACAGAGAGGGCAACATGAACGCAAGAATAATCAGAAGCCAGATCGTTCCGGGTGTTGAAGTCGGCGCCGTTCAGGTCGATTGGTCGGACGGGGTTGAAGTGCTTTTCAATGTTAACGATCTCCGACAGGTGTTGGCTGTCGCCTCGGATGAGCCTGATTCGCTCGAAATCCCTAACTCCGAAATCGAACGCCGGATAGTGGTCAGCCGGTCATCGGCGCAGTGCACCGTCAAGGGCTGTGGGGCGTAAGATTGCCCAGAGATTGCACAGTCTTAGACTCAAGGATCGACGCCAGGCTGCCGATAATAGTAATAGAAGGGCAAAACAAAGGAGAAAGAAAGATGAGAAAGCCAAGAGAGATAAGAGAAGCTGAGAAGAGACTGAGAGACGCGGGTGCATGGTGGTCGAATTATTCAGGTCTTGATCGTTTGTCGCGTCAGCGTCCCGAGTTGGCCGCCGATTGCCAGAGACTCATGCAGTGGTTGAGCCTCGGCAGATAGAGAGCGAAAACAAAGGAGACGAAATGAAGAGATTCACAGATTACTTTAGAGAATCAGACCTTGACCTCCTGAGAAAGCAGGAAATGCTTAAGGCGGAATTGGCGAGGATTGAGGAGACTTTGAAGCCGGTCATCAACAAGGTCGTCCGGGAATGCGGCGACGGCGAAGTCGAGGCCTACGGCTGCCGTTTCAGTCTCAAGAAGACGACGCGCGTTTCTCCGAAGTGGAAAGGGATTGCTGAGCATTATCTTACAGAAGAACAGATCAACGCCGTCATGGACGAATACGCCTCGGTGAGCACCTTCTGCACGCTCAAGGAAGTGACTCCGGCGGCTCAGATAGCAAAGTCGGCGGCGGCATAAGGAGAGAATAAGATGAATCGTGAACTTACAAATGAAGAGCTAAATGCGATCTCCATATGGAGATCCCGAGAGGAAACCATGAGCACTCCATCGTATATGCTACGGCCGCGAGTGGTTAAGGATGGCAATGCCTGGCTGGCTATTTATGGCGATTTGGCGACTGGCGTTGTGGGTAATGGTACGACTCCGGCAAAAGCTTTTCTGGCATTCGATTACGCATGGGAAGGTATTAGACCGACAAAATGCATGAAATGCGAGCTTATGTCTGTTTACCGTGGCCGCTGTATGGAATGTTACGCTACGGAGGCAAAATGACAGCACAGATAATCAGAAGCCAGATCACCGACCGAGGCGTTGAAGTCGAGTGGAGCGATGGGATGTTGTTTGTCTTTGCCTTAGAGGATTGCGATAATCCGATTCAAGCCGTGAACCAGTTTCCGGGCCGCTTTTACCCGAAATCGCGGCCAGAAATAGTGCGTCTGGAGGCGGTATCTCTGACCTCTGCCCGCGAGACCCTCAACGGCTGCGGTGTGCAGAAAGTGAGCAGATAATGAGTAGAAGGACAAAAGTCGGTCTCGATCCGCGAGCCGATATGCGGCGGGCAATCGAACTGATTGCAGAATTGAGAAACCGGATAGTGAATCCCTTCGCCCCTGTGAAATGGACTATGAGACACGAGCGCGAATTAACAACTCTGGCGAGTGCATACGGCATGCTGGAACAGGATGATTGCGCAACTTCTGCACAGATTCCCGATTCTCCTCAAGATTCTCGCTGAGCTGCCGATAATAGTAGTAGAGGCAGATAAGAAAGGGAAACGAAATGACGCAGGAAATCGGAAGGCAGGAAAAGAGCGTTTGCGCCTGGTGCCAGTCGGAATACGATCAGGAGACCGGCGAGAGAACTCGCCCCCTGACCGACGCCGAATATGCCCTCGTCTTGAGTCATGGATGTTGTCCTGAGTGCTGGCATAAGATGCTGGCCGATGATGAGGCGAATAGATTAGCGAGGAGATGAGGTAATATGCCGATACACAAACAAAACGCCACAATCGAAGGTCGACTCTTTCAGATCAGCAATGTCAACATCTACATATCCGGATCGAAAGCGGGCTCCGCCATCGTCTGCATGCCGCGTGGAGTGCGGCGCTGGCAGTTGCTTGCATTGCTGGAAAAGGACGTGAAACTCACCGGCCTCGTGACCTACCTGAATGATGAGCCGCTGAAGATCGAGGTCGAGAAGATTGAGAGGGTCGTTGAATGCGAGAGATGAAGTGCGGCCGACCGGATTGCCCAGAGATGGAAAACCGTATTGACGGGTACTGCTCATGTTATTGCCGGGACATCCATGAGTTGGAAGTCGAAAATAACAAGTTACTCCGGCAGAGGAATCTGCTGCTGGATACTCTCAGAAAAGCGATCCCCTGGTGGAGTCTGGATGCGACGCATCACCCTGGCAACAGGATGCAGACGACAGAGTACGTCGAGTCCATCAATAGAATCATCGCTGAGTGCGAGAAGGGAGAGTAATGCAGAAATTGAAAATACCGAAAGAGCTGAAGGAAGATATTCGCCGGAAGGTCGGCACTCTTCATGGTATCGTCTTCGACGCGAATCTATTCGAGCTCCCTGAGGCTATCAAGCTCGCCGTCTTATATGCCGACGAGATTGTCGACCTGCTTGGGAAGGTAGATGTCCACAACATAGTGGACGATGCTAACAATGTGAATAAGTAGCGCGGTGCTATCCCCACGACGGCCGGGCAGAGGGTGGATCGGCTGTCGGGCACCGCGCAGAGATAGAAAGGATAGAAATGAATGACAAAAACCTGCCAGCGACAGTTGTGACATCCGAAGTCGCAGCTCCCGCCGATGTAGGTACAGCACTTATCAATCTCGTCAACCGGATCGGTCCTGATTCGACAACGGCGATGGTTGAGGCGCTTGAGAAAATGTGCGAGCTTCAGATCAAAATGGACGCGATCACCGCACAGAAGAACTTCGCGCGAGCGAAAGCTCGGATGCAGGCCGAACTTCAGAGCATTCCCGCAACGCATGAGGCTCTAATCAAGACGAAGCAGGGTGGAACTGTAACATATCGGTATCCCACACTCGATCAAATTGGGCGTGTTATAAAGCCAGTCTGTGAGAAACACGGCTTCTCATATTCATTCGAGTATGATGTAAAGCCGATTGATGGTAAGGTGATGGTGACTACGACTTTCATCTTGTTGCATCAGGATGGTCATTCCGAAGCTTGCGGATGTTTCATTTGTCAGATGGACGAGGGAAATGAGCTTATGCGAAACAATACGCAGAAGTCAGGTGGGACGCAGACCTATTCGATGCGTCGCGCCATGATCGGAGGTCTCGGCCTGACCTGGTGCGATCCGGATACGGATGGAGTTGCCCCGGAAGATGTTGAGAAGATCAACGAAGAGGAGATCGGCACGCTCAAGGCCCTCCTGCAAGACGTCTCTCCCGATCAGAAAGTTCGCAATGCTATCCAGGCGCGCTTCATGCAGTGGATCAAGAGCCGATTCCGCGCTGCGAGTCTGGAAGAGATTCCAAGGTCGGCAATCGATGAAGTCGTGACGCAGCTCCAGAACAAGAAAGCGCAGAGTGCGAAATGAGGACAGACAATAAGCTTGAAATAATAGTCAGAGAGAGCGGCCTCGATGTCCAGTCGCCAAAGGCAAAAGCTCTTCTCGAACAGTTTGCGGACTACTTCGACATCGCCGCCGACTGGGAAAACAAGGCGAAGGTTCTTGTGGTCACAGATGCCAGTCAGACCACCGAGATGAAGATGGCGCGTGAGGGGCGGCTGTTCCTACGCGAGAAGCGCATTGCCATCGAAAGGAAGCGCAAAGAACTCAAAGAACAGGCCTTACGCGAGGGCAAGGCTATCGACGGCATGGCCAACATCCTCAAGGCTCTGATTGTGCCGATAGAGGAGTATCTTGAGAAGCAAGAGAAGTTCGTCGAAATCAAGGCGGCTGAGTATGCAGCCCAACTCAAGGCGGATGCGGAAGCTAAGGTGGAAGCCGAGCGGATCGCAAAAGAGAAAGCCGAGGCCAAAGAACGTGAACGAATCCGGCTTGAAAATGAACGGCTGAAGAAAGAGGCTGAAGAGAAAGAGCGACAGATTCAGGCAGAGCGCGCCGCCGCTGAAGCCGAGAAACAGAAGCAACAGAAGGCTCTATCCGCAGAGAAGGCGAAGGCGGAGGCCGAACGCAAGCGAATCGAGGCTGAGCGTGAGAAGGAACGTCAGAAAGCCGCCGCCGAGAAGGCGAAGGCGGAAAAGGAGCATCAGCGTAAGCAGGCTGAACTCGAAGCCAAGCTTGCGAGCATAATCACTTGTCCCTATTGTGGTGGCAAGCTCTATCCCGATGGCAACAAGGCCGAACTCGGAGAGGGTGCAAAATGAAGATCATCGACTGCGAACAGAACACTCCCGCCTGGGTCGAGGCGCGGCTTGGAATCCCGACGGCCTCGCGGTTCGACAAGATCATCACACCGAAGAAGTTGGAACTATCCAAGTCCGCCGATATGCTGATCTGTGAGCTGATCGCCGAGCGGCGGCTCGGTCAGTTTGGAGATAGAAAGCAAACCGACTGGATGAATCGCGGCTCGAATCTTGAGGACATTGCGGCGGATGACTACGCATTCACCCACGATGTCGACCTTCAGAGAGTAGGCTTCATTACGACCGATGACGGGCTGATCGGATGCAGTCCGGACCGGCTGATCGTCGGACAACGAGCCGGTCTCGAAATCAAGAACCCCTCGGCGGCCAAACACATGTCTTATATACTTGCAGAATTGGGAATCCTCGATCTTCCGACCCTACTTGACGAACATCGTTGTCAAGTCCTCGGGTCGCTATGGATCACCGGATTCGAGTACTGGGACTTGATGTCTTACCATCCCTATCTGCCCAGGGTGATTGTCCGATGCGAGCCGGATGCAGCCTTCAACGCCGCCATGAACGAGGCCATGTACGGAGAGAACGGCTTTCTTGAGAGATACAGAAAGGCATGCGAAGGCATAACAACAGTCGTCGAGGCGAGAGACCTGAAAGAACGCCTCGCGGCAAGTGCGTAAAACATCGAAAGGAGTTGTCATGTCCGAAGTCAAACGTTCAACCGAGCACAGTATGGAGCTTAAAGGTATTACTATCAAGATCGACAAGCCGGATGGTGATATTATCAGCATCCACACAAAAGAGCCTACATATTCAAACTACATGCGGCTCAGAGTCGAGGATATGCCTACGCTCCGCGTAGCGCTGCAGGATTTCCAGAATTGGTTGGAAACACAGGAGTCAAAATGATGACTAAGAAGTCGACTGAAACGCTGATCGCCGAGAAGATCGCATGGCTGCGCAAGCAGTGCACGGCGATTGTGAACGAACGCACATTCACAGCCGCAGAATGTGGCGGCCCGATTGAAGCAGAAACCGGGGCCTTTCGTGAAGTGGCCGCCGCCTTGTTCGCAGTGGAACGGTATATGTTACCGGATATCGAGGCGAAACCGAAAAAATGACATGATGCCGGGAATACCCGTCGCATCGAAAGCAGGCGGCGGTCTGGTAGCTCCTCTCCGCCGTCTGCGAAATAGATCGATCATATCGGAGGTGAAAATTCATGCGCAGAGAAAGACTCACAAGATTCATTCATTTTGGAATGTTCGATGTCTGTTGTTTGTGCTTTACACTATTCTTACTTCTAATATCGCTGATAGGCCCGAACAGTAGCGCAGATAGCATTCGAGAAATCAATCCGATTGACTCAATATCAAATGCAATGTCCTCTGCGAGCGATACTGATACGATTTCATACGTACAGATTGACACGCTGGTGCGTCCACAGGCATTCGTTCTATATCCCGGCATTCTCGTCGGCGACGTGGATGCCAGCGGAGATGTGGATATCGATGATGCCGTTTACATCATCGCCTATGCCTTGCAATGCGGACCGGAACCTCTCCCGATCTCCTACGTATCCGTCCGGCAGGCTTACGTCCGCATTCTATATCTCGATGTTCTTGTCGATGCCGATTCATTGCGCCGCGTTGTGTCCATTCGAGAGCTTGGTTCGACTTATTATCTAGCCCAGGCGGATTCGGCGCAATGAAAGATGCCAAAGTCTTGCCCGAATTCGGCGCTCGGCTGCGCGGGCTCAGAAATAAGCGAGGCCTCACGCTTGAACGACTTGGAATGCAATTGAGACCGGAAGTGTCTCCCGCCACCGCCGAGAATTACATCGTCAAACTCGAACTCGGCTATCGACAGCCACGACTATCGGACGTGAGGAGGCTGTCGGACATTTTCGATGTTGAGATCAGCTATCTTGCTGATCCCGTACCCAAATTCGAGCCGGAGATACCACCGAAGAAACGCGCGCAGGATAACAAGCCGCACCGCAGACGTTCAGCGCAAGAGATCGCTGCTCAGTTGCAGATCAATGCCTCACAGCCAAGGCGGATAGAAGTAACTCCTCGCCTGCGTCGATCCGTTGTCCATGCCGGTCATCTGCGCGAAATGCAGCCGGAAAGACTTAGCGAGGTGATTGACGAAATTCTCAAGGGCAAGCTCGGATATTCCCGAATACAGAAGGAGTCGAAATGACCAGACAGAAGCAGCATGCGAAGAAACTGGCAGAGCGAGGAGCGGAAAAGATTTGACAGCGGACTTTGAAAGGAGACACGATGAAAAGATTTTTTGCAAAATGGCTTCTGATTATCGGTATTGCCGTGACTGGTCTATGGTTGACCGGTCATGTCCTGGGCTGGTTTCGTGAGGCCGCAACGGTTGCACGAGAGGAATTCGGACCGGGCGAACTGCTGCGCAAATACGAATGGTTCAAAGATGCCGCAGCTAACCTTGATGGTATGCGATCCAACATTGAGATTTACGCCGGCCGAATCACGAGAATGAAGGAGGACTATAGACAGACAGCCCGATCCGATTGGGATCGCACAGACAAAGAACAGATGAGCTTGTGGGAGCAAGAAGTCGCCGGTGTGAAGGCCGCTTATAACGGATTGGCCGCTGATTACAACGCGCAGATGGCGAAATTCAACTGGCGATTTTGTAATGCGGGTGAGTTGCCCGAAGGCGCAACCGAAGTGCTCCCGCGCGAATTCCGAACGTACATAGGAGAATGACAATGAAGAGAATGGTGGTGATCTTTCTGTTCATTCCTTTTCTATGTCTGAATTGTGATTCGACAGAAAAGGAAGTCGTGAGCGTCTCCGGCGTAACGAAGATGCGGGTCAACGTACCGGTGGATGCGGAGGGTTTGACCGTCGAACAGCATAACATTCAAGATAGATATGCGGCGGATAACGAACCGGGTTCGATCAAGCACGTCTACGTCATTTCGGCATATAGTGGTCAGGTGATTCTATACAGCACGGCCAAGGGTAAGGTCACAAGTTCGAGCAAACGAGCGAACCCTTATACCGTTGCCTGCATGGATGGGGAATCGGTATGGGCGAAACATCAAGGACTCCCGGTGATTATCAAAGGTGATACTTATATGACGCCAGAAGTTCTTCAGGACGATGGCACCTACGGTTCCAGCGCCGAGTACATCTACTGGTGGGATACGAAGGGTATCTACCATCAGCATTATATTTCCGGCGGGCAGATAGTTCACGTCAGCAGCCAGCCGATGCCGGTGAAAAACATCATTATCAACATCGAGACGGGAGGATGAGAATCCTCTTGACTTCGGTCTTTGAACTGTGTAGGTTGGGCGGGTGGACATGAGGATGGACATAATCATTGACAGATAGCTGCTTAGCCCGGAGCGGGATGCTCTGCGTCCTTCCTTGTGTCCACAAGGCTCCGGGTTGAGCTTATTGAGGTGCTCAGGATGAGTAGCCGAGGATCATATAGGGCAACGCATGCTGTGCTGCTGGACACGCCGAAATTCAAGTCAATGTCCTCTGATGCTCGTCATGTTTTCCATGTTCTCAAGTTGACCCGCCTGAATAACATGGCAGGGATTTTCGTCTTTGATCTCGGAGCCAAAGTAACAGTCGCAGATCAGACCGGAATATCAATCAAGAAGCTTGAGATTGCTATTCGAGAACTAATCGATAACCAATACGTGATCTACGAAGAACCGATTTTATGGCTTCGCAATCAGGTGAAGCACGATCCTTATGTAAACTTGACCAATCCAAAACACGTAACGGCGATCCATAAAGTCCTCAATGGCCTGCCATCCATAAGCATTATTGCTAAATACTGTAATTACTACAAGTTAAGTATACCAATCGGGATACCAATCGAATACCAATCGCTTACTATCGGTTCAGTTATCGCATACACAGATCCTGATCCTGATCCTGATTCCGATCAGAATAACCATTCCGATACTGATCCTGATTCCCCCCTATATTCCCCCCAGGGGGAGTCATGCGCAGGAACCGAGCAAGAAACTTTCGAGAAGATAATTGCCGATCTTAACCAAAGAACCGGCTCGCAGTTTCATGCTGATAGACCGACTACTCAGAAAGCGATCAGAGCGCGGATAGCAGAAGGCTACACATTCGAGGATTTCCTGTACGTCCATCGGATCAAATGTGCGGAATGGCTGGGGAGCGATATGGCGAAATACTTGAATCCTCAGACGCTCTACCGGCCAGGGAAATTCGAGAAGTACCGAAATCAGAAGCCCTCGGATACTCAACTCTCGGAAGCTGGGCGCAAAACCCTGCAGGCTGGACTCAACTGGCTTGCGAAAAGCGAGGGAGAAGATGACTGATTCGGACAAGCCGGAATTCTTGAAACTGCTTATGGCTATGGCGGAACTGTTTCAGCGGAATCTGAGTGAGTCGGCGATTGAGATGTATTTTCAGGCACTCCGAGATTACGACATCCGGCAGATTCAGAATGCCGCTGGTGTGATTCTAAAGACAAAGACGTTCCACAAGTTCCCACTGCCTGGTGAGTTTATTGAGGTCATCGAACCACAGTTTGATCCTGAAGTGAGAGCGACGCAGGTTCTTGAAATTGTCTTTGATGCAATGGAGAGTTATGGAGCCTATGCAACAGTACAGTTCGATGATCCTGTGATTCACAAGGTCATTGAGTATCTTGGTGGCTGGGCGATGTTCGTAAATGGTCGGCGCGAATGTAAGACCGATACCCAGGATCGGTTCTGGCGGATGGAATTCACAAAGGCATACCGTCATTTCAGTCAATTCACCGATCCCAATGAAGAGATCAAACCTATGCCTGGAATACTCGAAACCGATAACGTGGAGTTTATCTCGGTAGGCTTGGCTAAAAGGCCGGAGCCTATACTTATCGCAACACGAACACGCCGCGAATTACCAGCACCGAATTATCGCCTGCTCGACTCGCCCGCGCACAAGGAGGAGTGATGCACGGACACCGCAAAGATGCTAATCAGCGGACGATAGAGCGGGAACTGCGCGCTCATGGTATGTCCGTGCTGGATGTACACAACGGCCCACTCGGCGATCTGTGGGTGGGCTATCAGGGCGTGAACTATCTCTTCGAGATCAAAGACGCCGCCAAGTCCCCGTCGCGGCGCAGGCTATCGGATAAGCAGAAGGATGACCACGAGGCATGGCGCGGGCAGATAGCGAAAGTCGAGACGGTTGAACAGATACTTGAAATCATTTATGGGACGAAAGGAGACAATCGTGAGTGAGATGCCGAAAGAGCTTGATTCGACGCGGTGCGTGATTTGCAGCGGAGTTCCATCCGCATTTCCGCCCCCGTCGAGGGTGAATGCGATGCTCAAGGATGTTGTTCTGCGGGCATTCCCCGATACGAAGGAGATACCTCTCTGCTCGCATCATTACATGATTCACAAGAAAGGGAATATGACGTGAAACTACAGATCACGGCGGGAGAAATGCTCAAAGCTCTGAACATCGTCAACCATGTTCGGGCGGGGCGGACGCCTGTTCCCATCCTTGAATGTGTCCTGCTCCGAGTAAAGAGCGGAGAGCTTATCCTGAGCCGCAGCAATTTGAATCTTGCGATCACTACGAGCATAGCGGTGGACTCGAAAGTCGACGGCGCTGTCTGTGCGCCGGCGATTTCCTTGACTCAATTGTTTTCCAGGTTGTCTGCCGAGCATTTAGTTCATCTTGAGGCCTCAGAAAATCAGCTTACGCTCAAGAGCGCGTCAGGAGAATACCGCTTTGCCACAATACCGGCCGACGAGTTTCCGCGTATTCGCAACCATGAGTGCGAGGGTGAGTGCGCGCTCAACCCCGATCATTTCATCATGGTCGTGAATCGCACAGCTTTCTGTGCGAGCACCGATATATCGCGGCCCGCGCTCAACGGGGTATACTGGCGCTTGGGGGACAAGATGCTTGTCGCGGCGACGGACGCGCACAGGCTTGCATGGAATGAGACCGAGATCAAAAGCGTAGAACGCGCTGAGGTTATTGTGCCGCCCGATGCGCTGTCCTCGGTGGCGTCAATAGCCAAGAACGCATCGGAATTCTTCGTGACTTTTGGCGATAAGCATGTCACTTTCCGCTCGGACGAGACGGAGATTGCAAGCGTGCTGATCGAGGGGCCGTATCCGAACATCACCCACGTAATCCCCACCGACTTCAAGACTATCGTGCTCATTGACCGGCAAGAGTTGATTGATGCCATTGATCGCCTGGAGATTGCGGCGAATGAGTTTACGCACTCTGTGCGTTTTGAAATTAGTGAGGGGCGGTTGGTGCTTTCGGCCGAGAAGGCGGATTCCGGGAGACATGCCACAGAATCACTCGACTGCGAGTTGACGGGCCAATCGATAGAGATTGGCTTCAATCTGCTTTACGTGCTCGAAATTGTCAAGCGGATAGAGACTCAGAAGGTTAGGATTGAAATGATCCGCTCGCTGAGCGCCGCACTGTTCAAGCCGATCAATATCTCGGAATATTTCTACTTACTTATGCCCTTGAAAATAGAATAAAATGCTTGACAAACGGCAACAACTCAGGTCTCTTGTCTTGGGAGATCACAACCCTCAATCTTTAACGCGTGGGGTGTCTATGCATAATCAATCTCTCTCGCCGGAAGCTATAATAGTTCTAGGGAAGCGGCTGCACTGGTTACCGCAAAAACAGAAGAAGGAGGAGAAATGCGACCGTTTCGCACTTATGTCAAATCCATTGCGATCATCGTCGGATGGTGTTGTCTTCTGATAATGCTGTCCTGTCAGTCGGACCCAATGTCCGATAATCGCCCGCTGTCACTCTCGCCCGAGCTTTATAAAATCTACCGCAACACAGACGAAGCATCCAGTATCTGGATTGATGCCAAGCAGGGAGACTGGCTGCATCTTAATGTGACGCTGGCGAATACCGGGACGTTCGGTTGCTGGACGACAACAGGAAATCTTTCGCTCACGCTCAAAGACCATTGGGCATGCTACTCATATGCGGAATCGTTGGAACCGCATCTGGGGCCACCACCGAGCAATGATGCTCTCAGTGAGTACACGGCAGCCGGAGTACGGATAGACGGCAGTTTTGCACATCTCGTCGGTTTTTGGAATGATGATGGCATATTCGATTACTCAGGCGAAACGCTCAATCTAACTGAGGATTTTCTCACATCCGCGACAGCGCCGGATAAATATCTGGAAGGATTGGAAAATCCTGATAGTCGTCCCAGGATTATCTTCTACAAAACACCCACTTAAACATTCGGGGGTCAGGCTATGCCGTCTGGCCCCCTTCCTCTGACGCTCTGGATATAAAAAATTATCTGCACAATAATTGTGCGCTGATTCCGTAACTATTTGTCCGACCTTGTGTTGGAGATTGCGCCTGACTTCCGCCGCCCTTTCCCTACGGTTTCCCAATTATTGAGTTCTGTCAAGCGTTCTTTTTCATTCGTTGAAAATTGTTCAAATCTTGCACAGTTTCAGGAAAAAACATGCAAGGATTTGCACCGTTTAGCCGTTATACTGTTGTGGAGTGAACTGTCAACCTTGGAGGTCTTGTGTCGAAAACATTTGCCCCGCCGGAAGAGAAGCCCGCTTTCTACTATGACCGAGTTTATCAAGATGGTTATGAGACTAAGCACATGCAGCCCGTGTACAATGCCGTATTGGCAATCCTCGAATCGCTCAAGCCGCCGGTGCGGGTGCTCGAAGTCGGCTGCGGTCTCGGTCTGTTCGGTGAGATGGTTGTCGATGCTGGCTTCAAATATCGCGGTTTCGATTTCAGCATCGAGGCGATCCGCCGGTGCCCGAACAGAATTCGCTCGATGGTGGGCAGGCGCAATGCGTATCTTCGATCCACTTTCCGCGTCGGTCACAACGTGGTTGTCGCGATTGAGGTGATGGAACATTTGCAGGACCTCGAAGTTGTCGACATGATTGCACCGGGCACGGTCTGCGTCTTTACTTTGCCCAACTACACGGATGAGGCTCATCTGCGCACGTACAAAGACGAGAAGTTCATTCGGCGGTATTACAAGGGTCTGATTCGCTGGCACAAGATCGATCCGATTATCATGGCTGACGATCAGCATGTTGAATGCGGTAAGAAAATCATTTGGGTATGTAAGGGCGTGAAGTCAAGCCAGTTAGCGTGCCGGTAATGCTGTATGTTACCAATGTTGATACGCCGGATCGCCCTTATTGCGATTTGGTAAGTACGAAACTTGGTGCGGAGATTTGTGCGTTGTTAGAAGACAAAAACTTAAAGATCACCGGAATGGCTCAATGGTTCTTAATTCGGGCTGCATGGGAACAGCTGATAGCCGAACAGAAAGTAAGGCTCTGAGCATGGGCACGCCTGGACGCAAGAGTTATAATCTGACTGAAGAGCAGAAATTGATGAGTCAGCCTCTGGCTATCATCGAGGCGAAATGGCCGCGACTTTTTATGGCTCTGACTCATCACCGCACAACCAAGGGTGAACGCCTGACATTCGCCGACAAGCAATGGCTCGAGGCGATCTATAAAGACAATAATTCGCGCATGGTCATCATCAAGTGCTCGCAGGTTCACATGACGGAGCATTTCATCTGCGCCATGTTCACGCTGGCGAAACAGGGATTGCGTGGCCTCTACATTCTGCCGACGAACGAGCATCGGCGTCCGTTTGTGCAGGATCGCATAGACCGGTTGAAAGACTATTCGATACCGTATCAGAGAGCATTGGCGGTTAATAAGTTAGTGCATATTGCGGACAGCAATGTATACAAATCGATCTTCAGTTCCGGTTGGAAATTCGTTGGCGCAAATGTCCGGAAAAACTTCTTCGAGTTCCCGGCCGATGTATTGATCATGGATGAATATGACTTACTCGATCAGGATAACATCGTCTATGCCAAAGATCGTATCGCGGATTCGAAGGCTCCACACGTATTCAAATTCGGCAATCCTACGACTGATGGAAAAGGTATCTCGAAAGAATTTCAGAAGAGTACGCAGAATGAGTGGCTTGTGCGGTGTTGCCATTGCGGAGAAGAGCAGATACTCGACTGGTACAAGCACTTTGTGAAGCAGGTTGGCGCATCTTATCGGCTACGTAACGATGACGGACATCCTATCTGCCTGAAATGCGGTAAGGCTTTTGACCGGCTCGGTCCCGGGCGGTGGCATGCGCACAATCCCAACTCGGAAATCTCAGGGTATCGAGTCAGCCGACTCTTTGTCCATAAGTCCAATATGGATATCGTGGGCGATATAGATAGTCTGTTCCCGCGATTTCTTGAGGCGCAGGGCAACGAAACATTGCTTCAGAACTTCCACAACAACTATCTGGGGCAGCCTTATGAGAGCTATGAGCTGCGGTTGACAGATACGGTCATGCGCTCATGCGCCGCCCGCGAGCCGCTGCGATTCGAGCAGGGTGAGAATTTCCGGACAATAGCCGGTATCGACCAGGGACGCAAGTTCACGGTGGTCATCAGCGCTGTTGTCGATGGTATGATTTACGATGTGGCATACGAGATATGCGATACATGGGAGCAGGTCTATGCGCTGCTCGCCACGCACAACACTGCGACCGCGGTGGTCGATGCTCAGGGCGGCGGATACGCCGAGACCCGAAACTTCGTCAGGCGACAACCAGGCGCATGGATGTGCTACTATCGGTCGAAAGATCAGGTCAGAAAGGCATACGACCTTGATTACGAGCACCTTGTGGTCAACACGAACCGCACTGAACTGCTCGACTCGATGGTCGCCGCATTCAGAAACAAGCAAATCGTCATCCGCCATGACTGGCAATCGGCAGTCAACGGTGCATATCTCTCCGAGATGCAAGTGCCGAAACGGATCATGGATGCAGGCGGGAATATCGTCTGGACGAAGGGCACCGACCATTTCTTTCATGCCTCGGCGTATAGACATCTCGCCTTGTTGATTTCGGGACTCAGGAACAGTGCGGTCGTCAAGCGCGAGGCGCATATTGACACGATGAAAACCGGGCTGATCGATGTCCAGACGATCATCGAACGCGGGCGCATAGGCGATCCCGATAACGGCGATGGACACAAAGAGCAGCCGGAAGTCAAGAAACGCAGGAGCGCATATGTCGGATAAGAATCGCAATGTTCATTTTGTGAAGGGATAACAATGAACCTATTCGGCTGGGAAATATCTGTCGGCCGCAAGCGGTCGGTTAAACTCAAAGATCGTGCTGCCGGTATCGAGTCCTGGGTACATTACGGCTCTCAGCGCGTGGCCGGTCGCGATCCTCGCACCTATCACGATGTCGAGGCGGAGACGGTCAACTCCAGCGTCTACATAGCGACGCGCGCGATCTCTGATGCTGTGGCCAGCCTGCCGGTCAGAATCAAAGGCATGGAGACCATTGGTGGTATCGAGCGCGAATATGAGGATCAGGACCATCCTGCGAATCGGATCATCAAGAATCCGAATCCGACGCACTCATGGATCGACTTCATTCGCCATCAGGTGAAGAGCTATCTGGGCGATGGCAATGCCTTTGCCACTATCGAAAGGGTGACCGGACCGAACGAGAACATCGAACTCTGGCCGCGCGATCCGCGCCAGGTGAAGATGACACTTTCGGAATCGGGCGAGCCGAGCGGCTACATTATCGGACAGGGCACTACACGGTCGAAAAACTACAAGCTCAATCAGGTGCTGCACGTCAGAGACTTGACTCCAAGCTCTCCCTACTATGGTATCAGCCGCATAAACAGCGTGCGCGTCGAGATTATGATGGATCATTTCGTCAACACGTTCAATAGCAAATTTTTCGAACATGGGGCGATGTTGCATGGTATGTTCACGCCAGAGCATGATCTATCCGAAGAACAGCATAATCAATTGCTCGATGCATTAACGAGCGATGTGGGTGGTGTCGAGAATGCATTCAAGCTGTTCGTCAATCAGTTCGCGGGTAAGCTCGAAACAGCGGACATCAAGCATAAGGACATTGCATTCGGGGAACTGCTCAGACACAACCGCGAGAAGATATTCGGAGCATTCGGGCTGCCACCATTCCGGGGTGGGGTTATGGAATACTCGAACTATGCAAACGCACTGGCCCAGGACTTGGACTTCTGGAACAACACGGTCATACCAATACTCATGGTATTCGAGGCGGCGATCAACAAGCAAATGATCTGGCCTGTCTATGGTGAGGAGTTTCAGGTCAAGTTCGATCTGTCGAATGTCCCGGCGCTCAAGGGCGATCCGCTTAAGCAGTCCATCGAGTACAAGAATTATGTTGATGCGGGTGTGCTGACGGCTGATGAGATCAGAGAAAAGCTCGACTATCCGCCGTTGCCGAAAGAACAGAAGCCTCCGGTGGGCGAAAAGCCTGAAGAGGAAGAGCCGGAACCGGAAGAACTGCCGACGAAAGAAGAAGTCGAAGAATCCGAGCGCGCGATACATTCCGTGTTGCGCTCTCAGTATACGAAAGTCGCTATCAAGCTGACGGAGAAGACGCTGAACGGCAGCATGATGAGTATGCTCATCGATCCGCAGTCGGTGACTAGGTCATGCTTCAACATTCGCGATATGGTCTCGCAAATGGAACAGGCTTGCTTGCCGATGCTCAAGCGGGTGATCGTGGGTCGCGTAGTGGTGCGACTGAGGGAAAAGGCTGCGGGCAACGGCGGCTTCGATCCTCGCACGAGCAAAGAAATGGAGTCGGCATTGAACAACATGCCGATGACCATTGCAGCGCACTACAGGCAGATAGCGTTGAACATACAATCGCTTGTGGCCGATGCGGATGAATATCAGTGGCCGCTCGAAAAATTCTTGCGGGAGGTGAGACAACTCTTTACATACGCGCAGGCGCAGGCGTTGACGCATGACTTGCTTATGGATGCGGTCAAAACCTCAAGGCTTGCATTGTTCGAGCAGGGATGCAGATAACTTCATGGATGAAGGGAGAGATATGTGCCGATTGACATTACCGATCAATACATAAGGATTCGAGTCGCACAGCCGGGATCGTTCGAGGAGAACTCGTTTCGCATAACCTGGATTTCACGCGATGAGGGGATCAAGGCGGTCATCGGGCGTAAGAAGGGATCAGATGCGACTTCGGTTCAATCCTTTCTTTTCATCAAGGACAAGTGGACGGTCGAACGCGCCAAGAAGTGGGTAACCGATCACGATTATAAGATTCAGGCGGACGATGGTGAGACTATCGGGCTTGCCGATCTACCGGTCTATTCCGGCGAATCGGCGCTTGTGCGGCTATTCGATACCGATCTCAGCTCACATATCGCCGACTCGGACATCACGCTCGCCGATGATTCCGAGACTAATGACATCCTTTTCGAGGGATATGCGGTTACCGATACGCTGATCGAAGATCGGAAGCTGCGCATTCCGCACACGGCCTGGAAATGGGATGGAGCGTTTGATCGATACAACGGTCGAGTGCTTGGGTTTCATGAACAAGCAGCGGTGCCTATCGGCAAGATCGAAAAATACGAGATCAGAAAAGACAAAGGTCTTTATGTTCATGGCCGTATCTTCGCTGAGAATCCGCCTGTAATGCTGCGGGCTGTGCGTGAGCGGGTACTGAAATCGTTCTCGGTCGGCTTTCAGATGATCGAATGGTCATTTGAGGAGAAGACGGAGATTCTCACGGTTATCAAAGGCCAGTTGAAGGAGGTGTCGCTCGTCAATTTACCGGCTGATCCGGCCGCCGGTTTCACAATCAAGAACTCAGATGACAATCTTACAACACACGCCATAACTGAAGGGAGTCAGAGAATGGCAGAACCGAACAAGGAAGTAATTGCCCTCCAGAAGTTGGAGGAGCATCAGGACACGCTTGGCAAAAAGTACGAGGAGCTTTCGAGTATCATCGCTACAGTGCGTGATGACCAGCGGAAGTTCACCGATGCGGTTATCACGAAGGCCGAGCTTCAGGATCGCATGGACAAGATTCTCGGCGATGTCGAGAAGATCGCCGCAGAGGTCAAGGAAGCCAAGCAGCTCGCCGACATCAACAACAACCGCGTCGCCTATACCGACTACCGGTCGATGCTGACCAATCTATCATGGCTGACCGACGAGCAGGGGAACAAAGTGCACGACGTGGAGCAGCGCGCGTTCTGTCTGTTCCAGATGCCCGTCGACTACAAGTCGATGAACGCAGGCCACGACCTGAAGAACCTGCGCGACCTGCATGACGCCGTTCTGTTCTGGGATGCAATCGAGCGTTTCAAGCAGCGCGGACGGTCGGGCTATGCGATTCAGAAGAGCAAGCTGTTCCAGCAGCTCATGAAAGAGACCGAGAAGTTCGACCGTGAGGTGGCGCTGGCGATGGCCGGAGGAAACACCGGCTATGGTTACGAATGGGTGCCATCGGAACTCTCGACTGAATTCAACGAGTACCTGCGCACCGTACCGACGCTCGCAAGTAAGTTCGAAACCTGGATCATGCCGAAGGGTGGATCGGCCAAATTCCCGTTCCAGAACGGCAAGGCGGTTGTCTATAAAGGCAGTGAAGCTCTTGTCGACAATGCGACCGAGGCGCGCAAGACCAACGTGGCGACCGGTGTCAAGACGTTTACCCCGGAAGTATTCATCGGCGCCCTGATCTCATCCGAGGAGCTGACCGAGGATTCGATTCTCGATATGGTCAGCTTCATTCGGAAAGAGCTGGCGATGGCGCTGGACGAAGGCCGTGAGTCGGCAATCATCAACGGTGACGATTCGGCCACCCATTTCGACAACACGGTCATCACACACTACCAGACCTATCAGGTCGAGACGAGCTGGAAAGGTCTGCGCAAGCTCGGATTGGCAAGCGCCAATCATTACCGCGACATCGAAGTATCCTCGGCGACAACCGGCGTTGGCGCTCTCGAAATCGTCAATTTCACCGACTGCAAAGGCGACATGGGCGTCGCAGGCATCAAGCCCGGCGACTGCATCTATGTAACTGGTCTCAAAGGACGGACACAGACACAGACAGCCTTGTACAAGGAAGATGCTCTTGGCGTGCTGGCCTTCATGATTTCCGGCACCCTGCCGACAATAGATGGCTCGGAAATCTACGTCTCGGCTCAGTATGATGAGCAGTTGACGAGTGCAGGCATCTTCGACTCAAACACGGATGTCAAGCATACGTCGATGTGCTGCGCTCACAAGCCGAGTTTCCGGCTGGCTCAGCGCCGAGGTGTGACCGTTGAATACAACAAGAACATCCTGACGCAGCAGCAGCAGTTCGTGGCGACGGCCAGATGGGACTTCGGCAAGATTTCAGCCGATGCGATCTATCCGGTATCCGAGATGATTAACATTCAGCACACCGCGTAAGGTGAGAGAGGAGTAAGGATATGGACGGGCCAACTCGTTCAGCACTGATCAAATTTGCTCTGCTCACCGGTGCGGCTGATTCGTCTACGGCGGGCATTACGTGCACAGCGAAAGACGGAACGGCTATAGCTGTCGGCGATCAGCTTATCGCAGTCGTCAATATCGCAGTGACAACCAACCTGCCGACGAACGATACTGCGAGTTCAAGTATTATCGCTGGCAAGGTCAAATGTCCGACGTCTACCGATGACAAGGTTGCTGTCTGGTGGATGGCGTGCACGTCGAACGCCGATCAGCAGGCCTCACCGATGATCGAGGGCGATCTTGTCGATGGGGCGCTTGCCAACGTCGCTATTCCGGTAAGCGGCATCATGGAAAAGGATGCCCTGATTAGCTGCATCGAAATCGCGGTGACAACCGGTGCACTTACTGATCGCACCGACACGACTACGATAAGCGATGACGGCGAAATCAAGTGCTCGGCGGCTACAGACAGCGACCAACTGATGGTCATGTGGCACGCGAAAGATCAGGTGACGGCCGAGGCGTCAATGTATCTGCGGTTCACGCTCGGTACAATGGGAGTCTCGGACGGCTCGGATATCACCATCACCGGTATCAAGACCGAAGATGAAGTGTTGGTGTGTTACGCAACCGATGAGACATCAGCAGAGGGACTCGATGAAGTAGCGGCGGAAGTCGAGATCACGGATGATGATACCATTCGGATAGACCAGGTTTCACCGACTGTTACGGCCGGTTGCAAGCTCTGGTGTTTCTGGGTTGACAGGGAGTTAGTCAGCTAACTTCCGCCTTCACGACGCGAGCGTCTTAACCGGCGCTCGCGTAACTTACAGCCAGGAGTTCGGATGATAAACTTCATCAAGCGCATTTTTTGGAGCGACAGTCGGCTATTAAAGGAAATAGCTAAAAACATAGCCGATGAGAAAAGAAAACATAAACTATCAGATGACGGCATCTTACGAATTAGACCGAGTTGGTGGCCGGGAGGTTGAGGGTCATAGATGATAACAATCGCCGAATATGCCGAGTTTGCGAACAAGACTCTGCCTCTGGAGAATCAGGCCCAAGTCGAAGCTTTGATCGAAATGGCGACTGAGGTCATCGAGAAAGAACTCGACCGCGATCTCTATGCTTGCAGCCCATCACCCCTGGACACCGTCGAGATATTCAGCGGCAACGGCAAGTTTCGGATATGGACTCGAAACGCACCGATAGACAGCGTGGATACCATCGAGTACTGGACGGGCACCGACTGGCAGGATGTTTCCGAACTCAACATGACGTTTACCTGGGACGAGGAGACGGGCAAGGTCTGGTTTACCGAGCGCTACACGTTCCACAAGGGCGTCGACAACTGGCGCATCACCTACAGTTATGGATATGACGACGGCATACCCCCTGATCTGAAATACGCCTGCTTTCTGCTGATTCAGCATTTCGAGAAGAGACAGATCAGAGATGGTATCAAATCGCAATCTGACGGCGAGCAGTCATTTACTTACGCGGATAATATGGACGCATTGTGGCAAACGCCGTTTGGTTTTGCCTCGGTATCGCGGGACTTCGCGACCATCATCGCCAAGTACAAGAGGTATAGGTGATGCCGCTGACAGTCAGGCCGCCATTGAAATCTCGCAAGCTGCCGCATGCGCTGGAACACCTCGGCAGATTGCCGGTCGAACTGGATAAGATAGGCGTGCTGGTGGTGCGCAACGTTCGGCGCAACTGTAGCGGGCGCTATCTGCATAGGCGGACGGGTCGACTGCATGACTCATGGGAGTATGTGCTGAGCCGCTTATCGAATCTCGGCTGGCAATTGTCCATTCAGTCCGATCTCGGACAAGTGCCTTATGCCCGTATCCACGACCTCGGGGGCATGACCGGTCGAGGTCACAAGACGAAGATCAAAAAAACATCATACGCCACCCGCGCTTTCGTCCAATCGAAGACTCAGATCAAGCGCATTCTCCGGGATTACATGACGAGGTTGTTCCGTGCCTGACACCAAAGAGACGCTGATCGACAGCCTGGTCACGATGCTCGGCGGCATTACGAGCGTGACGTGTACACGAAGGTTGAAAACACCCCAGGGCGCTCGTGACGCCGCACCATATATCGGCGTGTTGGCCTCGACCGAAGAGGTGTTGGTCAGAGACGCAACGCACACGCGCTGGGGGCTGACCGTTGATCTCATCCTCATGGTCAAGGGTGAGGCTATTGAGGACTTGATTGTCGACGTTAAGGACGTCATCGAGGGTGCAACACTGCCGACGGGTGCACTTCAAATGCAGCTCGTCGGGCAAGAGCCGGTCAACTTGATAACGGACGACGCATATTCAAGCAGCCGGATCGTTGTCGACATCATCTACGTATCGAGCAGAGGGGCGAACTGATGTCGACGACGACCGCCACGGCCCACAGCAAGGTCTACAATCGGCTGTTGGATGAAATCGGTGTCGGCGTTTCACCATCGCCTTCACCACTGGTCAACGTCTATTCATATCATGCGGTGGCCAATCTCGTGCTCGATGCAATCACCGTCGAGCCGGTGAGCAACATTCCGGTAACATCGGATGCCGGCTTCGGCTCTGGTCAGTTCATCGAAAATCACGAGATCAGAATATCGGTCAGAGTACATACGAGCTATTCGGGGGGCGTCGAACAACTCGCGTCGACGCTTGACCTTGTAGACCAGGTCATCACCGTCATCAAGTCGGACATGGACTTCGGAGACAGATACATGCTCATGGGCTTTGCAAGCGAAGGGATCAATCTGGAATTCGCCGAAAGCCGGAGTGTTGGTGCGGAAATCATAGTCATCATTCATAAGGTGGAGGGATACCCATAATGCGAATCAGAAGAAGCAAGCATATTGATCCTCATGGTCTGAAACGACTCTCGCGGCAGTATACGATTGCGCCATTCTTCATCGATCAACTGAAACGCGGCGAGGTCATCGAGCTGCCGGAGGACAAGGCGCAGATACTGATCGACAATGGCTATGCACTGAAAGCCGGAGGCAGACCCCCTGCAAATCAGGTGACGGTCGATGACCGTGATGTTGCAACTACCGAAGATGTCGGCGAAATCGATGACGGCGAAGACGAATATCGAAGCGATGACAAGCCGCACGACGAGGATCGTAACGTAACCCTGGGCTGGCAAGGACTCGTTATGGGATTTAAAAAGAAAGGATAGGCTATGGCCTTGGAAGAAATTCGTGAATCTATGGAGCGGCGGTTCGGCATTCGCGAACAAGCCGCTTATGCTACCGTCGAACTCGACAACGCCGAGTTCATCGAACTGACGCTTGATTCGTGCAAGGTCTCACGCGATCAGCAAGTATACGAGATCGCCGCGAATCACGGCAGCAAAAACCCGACGCAGCAACACGTGATCGTCACAGATCGGGGCGGATCGGGGGAAATCGTCCTTGCGGGCCCGGTCAATCTCAATGACATCGACTTGCTCGCTTATGCTCATTTCCAGAAGGTGACGGAGGGTGCGTCGACGCCCTACACCAAGACCTTCGAGCATTACGAGACGCATCCGGATTTCACGGCTAACGCGGGCAAGTTTCTGACGTTCATTCGGCGCATGCCGGAAGCGAGCACGTCGTACAAGGTCGGCGGCTGTGTATGCAGCAACTTCAAGCTGTCGGCGGCGCGTGACGAACTAGTCATGTACGAGGCGACACTGCGCGGTGTCGGACCGGGAGTTGACACTTCTAATCCGTCCGGAACGTGGACACCTTCGGATGACGCCGACTTTCTCTATTTCAATGACATCGAGGCAGCGACGCTCGATTTCTCGGCAGGCCTGGCCAGTCCGGTGAACGTGCTGATCCGGAGCTTTGAAATCGAATCGAATTACGAGATCGAAAAGGTCGGACACGATCCGATAACCGGATTCGAGATGCTTGCGTTTATGAATCGCGGCGGCTCGTTCAAAATCGATCTGCTCAGAGACTCGACGGCGACCGACATCCTTGCGGCGATCACCAACAACATGATGTGCAGATTCACACTCGACCTGGGCGAGATGACGATTGATGTGACGGGCAAGGTCGAAGATGCAGAGCAGTCGGAGGACGGCTTGCTTGCCGAATCGATCACTTGCCGGATGCTGTCAGTCACGAATGGCGCGGTCGATCCGATGTTCGTGTTGGCCGTGATGAACGAAACGAATAGGGGCTGGTAAACAACGTGGAGGTCTGAATGTTACGACTTGTCGACCCAAACAAGTATCACACCGTTACCATTCTCGATACTGAATTTCAGATGCGCAGCATGAGCGTGCGCCAGAAATTCATGGCCATCGAGCAACTGTCTAAGCTTCGGGCCACTACCGAATCTTACGATCAAATGATCGAACATCTGTGCTCAGTCATCGCGTCTATTGATGGCAAAGAAACGAAAGATGTGCTGAATTCGGTCGAGTCTTTCAGTGATATGCTGACGATCATCAATGATGTGATCGACTACTGTTCCATCAAGGATGAGCAGGCAAAAAACTCCGGCTCCTCGTCGGATACGTCCACTCCAAAGCCGACGGGGAACTAAAGCAGTGCGGAGAACCATGCAAGCATCGAGCCTGTCTATATGGCCGAGAATCTATCGAAGCGCGCGGACAGGGATTGCAGCCGGTGAGCATAACGCGAGATACGTGGAGTCGATTGGTTGATTGTGCTGGTCTGCGTGGTGGTGATCTCACAATATGGGAGGCGTGTTGCGTTTATTACAATCTGTGCGCACCATCGGTAATCACCCCGTTCTCCCTAATGCTCTGGAACCTGTGGAGACGGCTGGAAGGGACAAAGGGATGCTCTTATGATGAGTACTGGAACCTTCCTGCGATCTACGTCGACGCCTGTGACGTCATCGAATCGGAGATCGCCGCGACACAGCGCAGGCAGCAGCAAGAACTTGTTGTCAAGGATATGTTGAAGCCTACACGGAAGAGGCGTTGATGGCCAGCTCACAAGAAAAATATCAGCTTATACTTGAGGCGCGCGAGGCCGCCGCCGAGAAGATCAAGAAGCTGAATACGCAGATCAATGACCTCGGCGGCCCGGCAATGGTCAGAAGCCAGCGAGAGGTCAACAAACTCGAACGCGAACTCAAGCTGCTCAATCAGTCGGCGGACAAGGGACATCCGATATTCACGCGCTTCACTTCGGGCATAGCCATTGGCACGATAGCGGCCAACGCCGCCATGCGCGCGTTTTCCGCATTCACCGGTTTTATTAAGGGCACGCTCCAGGCTGCTATGGAAAGCGACAAGGTTTGGGGTGATGTGTCCGCCTCACTCGACCGACATCGCGATTCAGTCGATACTAACATTTCATCGGTCAGAGCCTTCGCCACCGAAATGCAGACGTTGACCGGTATATCTGATAAGCTTGTGGGTACCGGCTTTCAGCGGTTGTATGATATGGGCATGAGCGTCGGCGACGCCATGAAAAATACAACCGTTGCGATGGATTTGGCTGTTGGCAAAGGTATCGATCTTGAAAAGGCGGCGAACTTAATCGCCAAGGCCTACGTGGGTAGCACGACGGCGCTTAAGAAAATGGGGATTGTCATCGACAATACTTTGCCGCAGCAAGAGCGAATGATTCAACTACAGGAAAAGATTGGCGATATGTTCGGTGGTGCCGCTGCCGCGAGGATGCTGACTACCGCTGGTAAACTCGAATTGCTCAAGCAGAGAATGAAAGACCTGCAAGAGGCTATCGGGGGGGTGATAATACAGTCACCGGCATTCGAGTACTTCCTCAGCCTCGTGTCCGATGCAGCTCAATACTGGAGTGGATTTGTCACTGCCGGCAATCTGGAAGGCGTGCAAGCGCAAATCGCGGCCACGACAAAAGAACTTCAGGAACAAGAGCGCATCGCCAAAGAATATGCTGAGCTGCCCTGGTTTGAAAAGCTTATCACTACCGGTGGATATGCAGAGGAACGCGTTACAGCGCTCAAAGACAAACTGATCGATCTTCAGTATCAACAGACAGTGATGACCGATCAGACAATCAAGAATGCCAATAAGCAGAAGGCCGAAGAAGCTGCGGCGGCAGCTGAAGCAGCCGAAGAAGCCGCAAAAAAGCAACTTGAGTTAAATGACAAGCTCAGTAAGCTCTACGATGAGAATCTGCAATCCGAGCAGCAGATGTTCAATGCGATACTCACTGCCGATACGCTATCCAAAGAAAAACAGATTGAAGTCACCACTCGATATTTCGCTATACAGTCCGGCATGTCCGCCGAAGCCGCGCGGCAATGGATAGAAGCTGAGACCGCTAAACTCAATGCTGCAAAACAAGCGGAAGAGGAACTCCAGACACTTCGTGAGGAGAGACTGACGAATGCGCAAGCGCAATTCGATGCAATCTATGCGGCAGAACAGATAAGCGAAGAGCAGAAACTGGCATTGGCTACTCAATATCAGGCCATGCGTTTAGGGTTGAGCCAGGAGGAGACAAGAGCCTTAATGGAAGAAGGGCGGAAACGCATAGCTGCTGATAGGGCGGTGGCCGATGCACAAAAAGCAAGCGCACAAGCTCTAACAAATATCATTGGAAATCGATTCACTGAAATGTCCAATAAAATGGCAAGCGCCATGATGGGCGGAAAAGAACGACTTGGGGATATATTCAAAGGCATGTATCAAGATTTCTTAGCCTTCTTCATCAAGCAGGCGCTTGCGTCAATTGCTAATGCCTTTATCCCCGGTCTCGGCGTTTTGCTTGGCGGCATATTCGATACGCCGCGATATGACCGGCTGGCAATGGAGCAGGGTGCGCACTTCGCCCATTACTTCAGCCGCGGCGTGTTTGACAACATGAGAAGCGGTTCGCAATTCATGCGCGGCATAGTGCCGAGTGCAAGCAACCTGGCGGTGCCCAGTATGGCCGCACCGGCTCCAGCTATATCGGGCCGCAGCACAATCAACGTGACATTCAGCGGTAACGTGCTGTCCTCGGAGTTTATCGAACGACAGGTTGCGCCAACGCTCCGCAAGCTGGTGACCAACGGCAAATCCGATTTGGCGCTGAGCGCAGAAAATGTAACAGGCGGTCGGAACATACGTGTCTACTAAGTTCTATACGCTTGCTGCTATGACTGAGGCGGTGGTGCATGATGTATCGTCTCAGGTGGCGGCGCATCCGGCGGAACATGCGCTGATTCTGGAACCGAACTTCGCATGGCAGGCGAATGGAACCAATGAACAGCATGACCTGACTATCGATTGCGGCAAGCCGGTCGAGGCGCATGCGCTTGTCTGGATACACAGGCATAATGAAGTCGATCTGCCGTCGCCGGTATCACCCTGGCCGTATCCCTCGCCATCACCCTCACCTTCGCCCTATCCGACTGGGGTCTATGCCGATGTCTGGTATTCAAATGACGATTCCGTATATACGCATGCGATGCTGAGTGTCGATCCGGGCGTCTCCGGTGATCTGCTAAAAGTCTCTGAATTTTCAGTCGGTTCGGCTCAACGCTATTGGCGGATTGTGCTTAGCGGCGTAGTGCCGCCCAACTACTATGCGCCTGACGATTTGAGGACAAGCGCCTTGTGGCTCGCCCGCAAATACGAGATTGAGGCAGGACCCGCATTCCCGATGGATGAGACGACGATCTACCCGAAAGAAACACAGAGCATGCCGTTCGGCGAGCTGGCATCGCTCGGCTATAGCGAGAATGAGCATATCCGATTCACCCGCATCTACACGGTCGACGATACCGACTATCAGACTCTCATGGACATGCTGGCCGAAACGAACGGCGGCGAGACGATACTGGCCATGCAGGAGTGCGATAACGACCCGATGCTCGTCAGGATCGAAAGCGCGGTGAGCATCGACAAGTTCACCATCGGATGGCGGACGGCGATACTGAGCTTTACCACGATCCCGATTGTCGGAAGGGATGAGTTGTACTGATGGCGGTCAAACTCTATTTTAGCCGAGCAGACGATACACTCTACGATTCGCATGATACTGGCCCCTGGGGCGTTAAGAATTTCTACTGGCAGCAACTCCTTACGAGTGTTCCATCATCTAACTATCTCCAATATAAATGGATCGATCCAGGTTTCGAGAACTACCCGCTGAACTTCTTCGCCTACAATGTGGGTGATGCTTACGACAAATCCTTTTTCCGCGATCCGTCAAGCGCATTCTGGGACATGATCGTAGCAGAAGGCTTCAGTCGGATTCCTGCAGCGACCTGGCAATTTCAGTTGTACGCGGCGACAGCGGGCGGAGCATGGACAACGGGCACGATCTATATACTCGTCGAGATATACAAGAGATCGGCAGCCGGCGAGCTTACTCTACTATTCGAAACCTACTGTCCAACAAAGAATCCCGGCAATGATCTCTGGCCGATAGAATGGACGAGCGAACAGGACGCCTTTGATTTCGTCTCTGACGATACAATCGTCCTGAAGATGTACTGCTATGGCACGGCGCCTAACGCCAAGCAGTTGAAGGTCGGTACTGGGCAGGCCTCGAACTTCGAGCTGCTGGATATGTCCGACCCGTCGCCTTCACCTTCACCCTCACCCAGTCCAGAGCTTGAGTGGGACAGCGCAGGGAACCTGCTCGCGCCGGTCGATGCAGCCGTACACCTGAACACCAACTACAGCATGCTCTATTCGGGGACGCATGAGCCTAAATATGCGCTCGACAATAATCCCAATACCTACTGGCGACCGAGTTCGACTTCCAATCATTCCCTGTATTTCAAGTTCGATGATCCTCAGATAGTTGATGCGTTTGCATTCTGGATACACAACTACAATGAAGGTTTCGGCGGCGATAAAAGGTGGTCACTCATGTGTTCGATGGATGGATTTGACTATCGGACTTATGAAAGTGTACTATTCACTGACAGCCGAAGAGCCGGAGTGCCGTTAATAGTGCTTAAGTTCGAGGTTCCACGAACCGCCAAGTATTGGATATTCAACCTTGAAGGTTTTGGCGATCCGATAGAAGGACCTGACGATATACCTGTCGGGCCGATAATGGAAATAGGCGGCGTCTGGTTTCTGCGCGACTATAGCCTGCCCTATGACAACCAGTACCCGGAGCCCCTGAGATTCGAGTGGGGCAATGATCTTGCGCTTGCCCGCAGCGGCAGTGGCTATCAAGAGAGACGATTCAGGGGACACGTAAAGATTTCGGACAAAGAGTATGTATTCGTTCAGCAGGCGCATTCCGATCTGCTGCTGAATGCTTTCAAGGCGTCCAAAGGGGGCGTCCTTCCTGTAGCCTTCAAGCCTGATTATGACAGCCTCGACTGGATACTCTGCCGATTCACCTCGGATCATTCGCTTCAGGAAACCTGGTCGGAAGTATTTCAGCCGAAGATGGAAGTGCGGGAGGTTGGCTTCAAGCGGGTACCGTATACGACGAAGACATTGCCTTCACTCTCGACAACCGTAGGTCATTGGAAATTCGCAGAATCGCTTGCCGATTCATCGGACAATGGACTGATGTTGAGTATTGTGGATATTCCGGGGGGAGCCGTGTATGATTACGGGGTCTGCGATCACAATAAGACGTGTATCGTCCTGAACGAAGATGGTTTGCTGGAAGTGGCGGCCGTCGACGCCGATGCACTGGATATGGGGACAAGCAACTTCTCGCTTGAGCTGATCTTCGCTACCGCTCCAGTATCGGAGACAACGTATTTATTACGCAAAATCGGTGACAATCCGAGTCCGGCGCCGTCGCCGGAGCCGAGTCCCAGTCCGGTTGCCGCCGGTTATTCGGTATCGCTTACCACCGAGGGCAAGATCGATGTATGTCTGGGCGACGGACTGGCCGAAGTGCAGGGCAGCGGATATGGTGCGGACTTGGATGATCGATCATTTCACTATTTGGCGGTGACCGTTGACCGCACTCTGGACTTGCTGAAGGTCTATGTCGATGGCGTGCAGGTCGGTGCGTCTCTCGACATCAGTGCTATCACCGGCAGTATTACGAACAGCGTCGAGCCATTCCAGCTTGGAGGCGAAAACCTGTTATCCGATCCGAAGTGCCTAATCGGGCTGCTGGATGAGGTATGCGTATCAAAGCAGTTGTTGACGGCTGCCTTAATCGCCTCGCGTCATGCAGGGTTTTCTCACGACGGATCGTGGAGGTTGTAGATGCTGACCAGGTCGGACATATTCGCCGAATTCGCCGAACGGCGCGGCATACAGGTCGATACGATTGTCAAGGTGACTATCGGCTCCGATCAGTACCTGTTCTCGCATCGCCCGATGCCGCGTGGACTGAACAGCGCGCCTATCTATCCGATCCTGGATACCTGTGATGGAATCGAAGAGGGTATTGACATCTATAGCAAGGCGCTACATCACGGATCGCTAACGATCACATTGTCGGATATTCCGTTTTATCCCAGCACTGGGAATACTCCGCAACGAGCATCGGAACTTCTCACCGGAATCAACGGAGCCTCCGTTGATGTGTACTTCATGGCTGGCGATGAGATTGATGATATTGACGACTGTCTGCACGTATTCTCAGGTTATGTGTTCACGGCTCCACGACTCGCTCGTGGAACGTTCGCATTTGAGGTCGAAAACAAGATCAAGGTGGAGGATGTGATTATTCCGCCTCGAATCATAGAAGACGAACTGTCGGGAACACCTACTGAATTCAAGAACATTCCTATCCCGCTCGTGTACGGCATCTTTCATCTCGGCGAACAAAAGGATTGGACAAGCGAGTACGTGCTTGATTATCCGGGAACCGGACTCGTCAAGGGATACCCAATATCCAATGCGCGGCACAGCCCTTATATCATCGCCGATCATGCCATCTATGTGCAGGATGCCTTTTTCAATCTCGGCGGTCCGACTGTGGTCTTTATCGAATATCCGAGTTTTTCCTACACGGGCGCCAATAATCGTCTTCTTGTCGGTCCCGAGGCTTTGGCTCTGATATGCAGTTTGCGATTCCCGCTTGAATCAAATTTGCCTGGCATATACGATGACGAATCGTATCAAGCGGATGATCCGGAGAATGCGGAGACATTCGATGGCCAATACGCGGTGATGAGAGATAATTACTTCGATAATACCGCAACGATGGGCGGCGAAGGACTCTGGGCGATCAAACATCCCGATCTGTTTGCAAAGCATTTCACTTCAGCCGATTTGATTAGAGCTTATTACACGAATCTTTTAGCGAAAGCGGGCGTTACGATCACAAGTGTTCTCGCCTATCTCTATTATGGGCGTGAAGGCGGATCGGACGAAAAGATTCTGATCGGACACAAGACCAGCGGCGTCTCATATCCCGGAGGACAAGTCGAAATCACCAATACGGGGGTGAATGCGAACGATCTCGCTTCCAATCTTCTTGAAGAATACGTGCTTGAATTCCATGTCGTATCGGGTGGTCTGGGACAGGGTGATAGTATCCTCGACAACCAAGAAATGGTTGGAGTGGACTACTTGCATCTGCTTTTGTCCTGGACTTTGAAAGAACGTCCGAACGAGATATGGACAACGTGCAAGGGAGAATACTTTGGGTCGTGGATAACAGCGGCGGGCAGGGAGAATCCAGGCGCATTCACAAATACCAGACATATAGAGCACGTCGTCTATATCATCGAATCCCTCTATAGAATTTATCTTGGACTGGGCAATGCCGACATCGATACGGAGAGTTTCGACGACGCCTACGAGGAAGTGCTCGAAGGCAGAATAAACATTCTCGATCAGCGGCCGCTAAGCGAATACGTCCGGCAGCTCTGCGAGCAGTCGACATTCGCCGTCTGCCATTCGAGCACGGGCAAGGTCAGGGCCGTCAAATTGAACGATGCGTCTCCGAACATCTCGGCAACGATCGAGCGAGATCAACTCGTAGACGACCAGATGACGGTCGTCAAAAGCAGCAGGCTCATAAACAGCATAACCGTGCACAGCAACTGGCATGCTCAGTATGCCAAGTTCTTTGATCGCGACACGTACGAGGACGCCGATTCCATTACCGATCACCGCATGCGCAGTGCAGAGTATAAGTGGGAGAATATTTCGAATGATGCGGCCGAATACGTTGCGAACACCTATGTCAATAGCGTGGACGGTCTCTGGTCGAAAGAACACATAGAAACCACGTTCTCCACCTTTGGTCTCGTTCATTCTCATCTGGAAGTTGGAGACTGGATCAGTCTATCGACCGATCTCGATGACCTGCGTGCTCCATTCGGTGGTACGTGGTATGGCAAATCCCTGCTCATCACTAACATCAAAAAATCGGATACGGCGACAGAGATAACGGCC